TAGCTTTTGAACGGTATGTATTAAGTCGCAATACAGTAAAAAGCTTTTCTTGTTTTCTGCCATAAGATTGTAAAAAAAAAGTGCTACGCTTTCAGTGGGTAGGAACACTTACTAACGTAACACTTAAAAAATTTGATTGTCCTACCAACTTTACAAATATAGTTAAATTTGTAAGTGCTTGTGCTTTTCGTTTAATAAATTTAAATTTTCAAGTAATTGACTTGAATAACGCTCTATTATTCTAATCATATAGTCATTACTATCTACCAAGTCTATTAATTTTTGCTTTGCTTCTGAATATACCATTTGCCTTTTCTTAAAGAATTGTATGTATTCCTTTGTGTCATCGAAAAGCAGTTTGTCGTTTACTTCTTTAAGTTGTTTATATTCATAAATAGCGTGTATCACGGTAGAGTGATTTTTACTAAACATTGCAGCCGTTCTGACAGAACTATAGCCATAGTCTTTTAACAGGTTATACAAATACATTCGTTTGTGTATCTTTTCTCTTTTTCGGTTTTTCTGTCTAAGGTTATCTTTAGAAATTAAAAACTCTATATCTTTAATTAATTCTTCCATTATCTTAGTTGTTTATATATGTAAGTTATTAGTGCGCAGTAAAGTTTCTCTATTAGTCGCATAGTTCTATTTTTATTATAAGTCCTTTCCACAAGTCAAAAGCGTTCTTAGCATCCGTTTTGTCGTATGCCTTAATATATTTGATTGCGTAGCTTACAGGTGCGCTTGTGTCACTGCCCTTGTACGTCTTGTATGTTACTCTATAAGTGTTTAGCATTTCTTCTTTTGTTAGTAAGTAATCGAAATATAGACTGTCGTTAAAACTATCCCAAAACTCTAATTTATATGGATCTATCATACTTCTTCATTTAGTACGTCTGTAAGTTCTGAGCATATTTCTTCTACTGTGTAAAATAGTTCGCCTTCGTACTCCAACGTATTTATTAATACTGTTACTTCTTCTTCGTAGTATTCTTTATACATTATTTCATCAGTAAAAGAATTATAGCCATCCGGTTCATCTATCCAATAACCTGTCGTTTCTACGCAAACACGAAAGAAAGTATCACCAATGCAAAACTCTACTATATCGTCTTCTTTTTTATGCAGTTCTATTTCTCCTTTCATCCTACAAAAATTATTATTGTTATATAATACAAAGCTGCAAGTGTGCTAAGTGTTAAAATTCCCTCTATTAGTTCTCTTTTCATTATTTAAGTGTATTAAGTTGTTTTGTAAATCTTTCGTTTAGTCTGTCTATGCACTTTTTATAAGTGTGTATATCGTTCGTGTTTTTGTGATTTATGTTTTTAAACTCTAAGCCAATGCCAAATTCATTTGACCAAGTAGAAACCTCTATCTTGTTTTCAAAGTATTGTATTGCTTCTTCTATTTCTATAAGTAGTTCTAAGTGTTCCTGCCTTTTCATAAGTGTTATATTTAAGTGTGTGTACAAATATAACTATTCTTACGAGTTATAAACAGAAAAGGTTACTTTTTTAACAAAAAACTTTAAAATAAATGCGTAAGTCTCGCTATTTGTCCGTTTTCACGGTGATGTATGAAGCCCTCTACGGCTTTAGGTGCGTGTTGAAATCCTTTTTTGTGATGCCAAGAATCCGTTCCCGATGGTGAACGTAAGCTTTCAACGGTTACAGATTGAAAATCGTGGCTTGTTTTGTGGTGAACGTGATGCGTATAAACGTATCTGTGTTTAGTTTCTGACCAATATTTGGGAAACTCTGTAGCCATTAATAAAGGTAAGTCTTGTTTCTTTGCGCCATCTCCGTGCGTAGTTCCTATAAGGTTCTTTCCGTACTTAAATCCTTTTCTGTGTGCTATAGAGCAGTCAAAAGTGATTTCTTTGTTGTTTCTAAAGTATGTTTGAATGACATCTGCAAGAAAAAACCCACTTTGATAATCGTGATTGCTTGGGTTAAAAGTAAAATGTACCGGTGCTATTGCGATCAACTGAAGTAATATATCTACATAAAGTTGTTTAGCTATTAAGAAATTACTGTACCATTGACCGTCTGTATCTTGGGGTGTTCCTCCTGTTGTAGTACGGTGTGGTGTATCAATATGTAAAATATCGTTTCCACCGATGAATAAAATTTTATCTATAGGAAACCCTTGCGCTTTATTTAAAATGCCTTGTACGCCCTCCTTTACCCTTTTAACGGCAATTTGGTTGTTATAGTCTTCTCCTGTTTCAAATGAGTCTGCAAGTTTGCCTATATGTATGTCCGCAGGATCAATTACTAATAAATGTTCTTTCTTTTCTTTAGTTCGTTTTAACGTAGGGTATACAGGTGCGAATTGCTTTAAGTCTTCTATAAGCTTTTTACTTAATTCTTCTATTTTGTTTTCAGCATCGTCTTTATGCAATGGGTTCTTAAAGAACAGACTTGCTTCTTTAGTCTTTAACCATCCGTGCTTAATACTTTCAACATCTACTCCTGCTTGTTCTGAAGCTGCTTTTAAACCTCTATACTTAAACAATATTTCTTGTTCGTCTTTCGATAATCTGTATCTTTTATTCGTCATAGAAACTTTTTAAATATTTGCAAAGCGCCCAAAACAAGAACAATCAAGAAAATATATAATAAGTAATTAGGTTGTTTACTTGCTTTTGCTTTCTGCACCTCTACCCTTGTTTCGAATCTTATAGTATCGCGGTGTATCTTGTATTCTATTCGTGTTTCTAATCGCGTTTTAGGAACAAATACGTTCTCATAATGTACTATTGTATCTTTACTGCTAAAGTATTTTTCATATATAATCGTGTCGTGTTTCACTACAGGAATTGAATCTATAGTTGCTATTCTAATTGTGTCGCTTGATATAGTCGGTTCTAAGCCCTTTTTTAAAGCCCTCCTATAGTGATAGTTCGCTGAACAACTAAATAGCGTTAGAACGCAAATAAGACTATAAATTCGCATATTCTTCTTGTACGTTAAAACTTGGGCATTTTTTATTAGAGAATTCGTTGTGACCGTGAATCGTCATATCCTTATTATACTTGTAGATTAATTCGTGCATAAGCTTTATAAGTGAATCCTTTTGCGCTTGTGTTCGTGTATCTTTAGCTTTCTTCATATCTTTAGACATACCACCGATATAGCAAATACCAATACTGCCAATATTTTGATAACTGCAGTGTGCTCCGATTCGGCTTATATCACGTCCGGTAGAAATTTTGCCGTCAAGGTGTATAATATAATGGTATCCGATGTCAGAAAACTTACGCATTAAATGCCACTTTCTAATAGTTGCTACACTTACTTTTCTGTTTTCGGGTGTTGCGCTACAATGTAATATTATCTTATTTATCTTTCGCATTAATGTCTTTGAAGTCTTGCGTGACTTCTTTTGCCCTTGCAAATAGGTTCTTAAGTGATGCCCACAAGTCGATGCCTTTAACTGCTTTAAAATTCTCATTGATACTTATAACTTCAATAGATACTAAAACTAAAGCTAAAATTTTAGTCGTTAAAAGATTAACGCTAAAAAATGTTAACACTATATCGTTCAAAATGTAGTAGTCTATTAAGTAGAAAAGCATTACGGTAACTTCGTACAATAGGATCTTAGAAATTACTGCGCTTAGTTTTCTGCTTGTTACTTTAGTTTTTAGCTTGTAAGATTTCCATACTCCTGTAAGAGTATCTAAGATTACAGAAACACCGATTAAAATAAGTATGCCTGAGATAGGCAAAAAGAAGCTGCTGACTATTGCGAAAAGTTGCATAGAATAAGTTTGTAGTTTAGTTAGTAGCAAAAGTAACTGTGTTTTCATTGTTCAAGTTGTTCTATTAACTGATAAGTTAGATAAATTAAGAAAAACCCACCAAGACTCTGTACGAAGTATTGCGTACCAAATAGCAAGTTGTAAGCCGCAAAGTAACCTGTTAGAAAATAAAGTAAAGCTAAAACTTTAGTGTGCATTATTTCTTTTTGGATTTAGAATCGCCTTTTGGTAGTTCAACATCTACGTCAATTAATTCTTCTGTAAGTTCTATTGGCGCAGACCATTCAACAGTACCCATAAGCGCAACTGCTTCAGCGTGTGTTAATATTTGCAACGGTGTTACAGTTCCATCTGTTATAAAAGTAGGTTCTGTATTCCACTTGATTATAAACTGCAATCCATCTAAAGATTTGCGTATCGTGTTTTCAGATGTTTCTCCGATTTGTGCAAAGTCAATCAAAGCTAAGTCTGCTATGTTAATTGTTGCGTATGTTTGTGCTTGTCTTTTCATTTGCTTTAGGTTGGTACGTTTGTAATAAAGTCGTCAGCGCTCATATTAGTCATAGTTCCGTTATTGCTTCCTTGATTGTCCGTTATTGTCGCAAAGGTGTCGCCATCACCCATACGCCACCAAGAAACAAGACCGCTTGTTCCTGTTAAGTCATTGGGTACACCTGTTCCGTATATGTCTGAAACTGCACTTGCTGAAAGTTCTACGTTGTACGCGCTTACTTCATCCATAATACCGCTATATGCTATGTTTGGGTTATCATCTCTTGTGCCTAAGTTAAAAGGTAAAGAAACACTTGCAAAACGTAATAAAGTTCCGCTTGTGCTTGTTGTTACTGTTTCCGATGCTCCGTTTTTATAAAGCTTCATTCCGCTAACGCTTTGCGAACCATCATAAGTTACAGCATAATGAGTCCAAGTGTTGTTGGGTATGTTTACCGTGCCTAAGATAAAAATAAAAGCGCCATTGCTACTGCGTAACCTAAGCTGTATTTTATTGTCATTTATGAAAATAGCATACCCCGTAAAAGGCGAATCTGCATCTGCCCTCCCTAAAACTGTTGTCAAGTCGCTGCTTGTTGTTCTGTTTAGCCAAAAAGAAAAACTAAAAGCATCATCTCTTTCAAAGTTTAAACTTGCAACATTTCCCATTGTTACAAAGTCATCAACACCATCAAAAGACGTACTAAGCGTATTTACAAAACTACTTGCGCCTGTTATATTGGTGTCGCCCGATGCGCTTACTGTTTGCGATTTACCCCAACTTATTGTATTGTCGGTTGCACCTTGTCCCCAATCAATAGTATTGTCTTTTGCGCCTTGCCCCCATCCGTTTGTTACTGCCATTTTTTATGTTGTTATGTCGCCAAACAAATACCAAGTATCTGTAGCAGTTTTTAATATTGTTGCCTGTGCGTACTGCGCTGCAAGTTTCGTCTTTCCACCACTTGAATTTAAAG